GTTTTCAAAACTTTTGGCCAAGTGAAGTTGACCTAATCGTTTATACCGAAGGCACAACAGTTCCTACACAAAGCTCAAATGTAAGAATTGTTGATTTGTATGCCAACAGTAAAGTATATAAGCAGTTTTTGAAAAGACATAAAAACAATCCACAGGCTCAAGGTGGTAAAGGTCCCAACAACGAAGCAAAATATGACGCAAGGAAAGCATTTAAATGGCAAGGCATAAGATTTTGTCATAAAGTTTTTGCGGTCCATCATGCAGTTAACAACATAGACAGTGACTGGATCATATGGTTAGACGGTGACACACTAACTCATACACCAATAGCAATGCAATTTCTTGATAGTATTAGTCCAGACGAATATGTAGCAACACACCTTGGACGAGGAGAAAGATACCATAGTGAATGTGGTTGGGTGGGCTACAACCGAAAACATTCTCAAGGCATTGATTTTGTAAACGACTTTGCTGGATTGTATATAAATGATACAATGTTTAATTATCCTGAATGGCACGATAGCTTTTTGTTTGATGTTATGCGTAGAGAATACCAAAACAAAGGTGCAAAATTCTTCAATCTCAATCCTCATCCAGATACCAAAGGACTTGCTGGGCATCCATTCATAAACAGTGATCTTGGCAGATACATTGATCACATGAAAGGAAAACGAAAAATACAAGGTTACAGTAAAGCAAACGAGTACCAAATACACAACAATATCGATTATGTAAAAAGGATACCAGGTGTTAGATAGTTTGATTCTTAGTTTTGCTGTCAGTATGCATTTTGGACTATCAAATGAAAGTTTCAATCATCTACATCCACATGTACAGTATAAACTTCCTAATAATTATGTAACAGGCATATATCATAACAGTGACCGTAGAGAAAGTATATACATCGGTAAAGAAGCCACATACAAAGGATTAGATATTACATATGGTTTAGTACATGGATATCGACGCATAGATGTTGCTCCGATGATCAAGGTAAACTATGGCGCCTGGTTCGTTGCACCAGCAGCAACTGAAAATGATGTTGGAATAGTATCAGGAATAGAGGTAAAATTCTAATGTATCAATCTCACGGATGGTGGTTTGCAGACCAAGACACACATTTTGCTAACATGCTCAAAAAAAATATAAAAAAAGGTGGACCACCTACCTATCAAGAACCAGTCCGTGCAAAAAGTTTACAGTTTGTAAAAGACTTTGGAGTTGCAGTTGATATAGGTGCAAACGTAGGATTGTGGAGTAGAGACCTAGCTGCTCGTTTTGCAAGAGTGGTAGCAATTGAACCTGTAGAAGAATTCCAACAATGTTTGCGTAAGAACGTACCAATGGAAAACATTGAAGTTTGGCCAATTGCTCTTGGAACCGAAGATACCACAATAGATATGATTATTACAGAAGGCAACACAGGACACTCACACATAGACAAGACAACTGTTGGCACAGGTAAGGTAGACATGAAACGTCTAGATAGTTTATGGTTTGATAGAATTGACTATATAAAAATTGATTGCGAAGGCTATGAAATGCAGATACTTCAAGGTGGCGAGCAAACAATTCGTAACCATCAACCAGTGATTGTAGTAGAACAAAAATTGCATAAAGATACAGGCGTTACCAAAGCAACACAGTATGGTGCGGTTGAACTATTAAAAAGTTGGGGTGCCAAACAACTAGGACAGGTTCGTAACGACTGTATACTAGGCTGGTAGATACTTTTCAAAGTGTCGATAGATGTTGCCGTTTCGACTTTGATTAATAGTCCAATGTGCTTGACCAAGATCATGTAGCCATTGACTTCTATCTGGCATTGATGGTTGTAATATATTTTTTAAATTGGTATTTGCAACCTTCCAGGTTACTGCACTTTCTTCGCTTACAAAAGTAGGAATACCTTTCAGCACACTAAGCACACTACTGGAACTATTATAAAAAACTGCACATCTTGCAGTCTTCATACTTTGATGAAGTGTGACATTTATACTATCAATCAAACTAACTCCTTCGATTTGATTTACCCAACTCCAATCGTGTTTGGTTTTTGTTCTGTTTCTGTTTAAATCTCCAGGATGAGCTCTAACTCGTATTGGTTCGTTGGTAAGACTGCGTATCTTTTTTATAGTTTTTCTCAGCCATAGGTCCTGATCGAATCCTTTGGCATTCCAGCCATTGTCTCGTTGCAAACATATTAAGATGTTTTCTCCGCCATTACTCCAGGGTGTTACACTTATTCCAAGTGTGTTTTTTATCATGTTCCAGTGCTGAGCTGAACTGTTTTGGTTGCCATAATTACCAGTATTCCAAAAAACACTGTCAAGACTATACCTTAACCACATGTTTTCATGTTGATGATGAAACTTAAAACAACTACCGTCGATACTCATAACTTTAGCACCATCATCTTGTTGTTTCTTGATAATAGATTCTCTAAAGTATATGTGAGGACCACTGTAGCTCATACCTACCCATCCGAGTATTACGGCTAGTCTTGTACGGTATAATTTGCGATCAGTAACTGATTCGCTAATCAAACATCTAGCACCAGACTTGATTGCTCCTTCAGCAAATGCTCTCATTATTTGCACTTTTATATTGTGATTTTTAATTCTTGGCAACGTATTGAGATATACAACTACATCATAGTCCCAACTCATTTACTATAGGTCCGTTCAAGAATACGCCAGGCAGTACCGTCTGCTAGTTCTGCAGGTGTAAATTGATTGTAAGCAAGATTTGCACACAGGGATTTTACCTTCAACTTATTAGGCATATAAGGAGATTCAATCTTGGACAAATCTTTGTTAGCTAGTGGTTCGGCAGCATTTGGTCCCATAGTAAAAACTGGTTTTCCATATATTAATGCTTCAACTGCGGCTATACTATTGTATGTAACTAAACAATGGACGTCACGACTAAGAGCCATTTCCATGGTATCTTCATTGGTTCTTATATGACGACTTTGTTTTTCTCTTATTATAATAGGACGATCAGTATATTTTTTAATGGTTTGTGTGGTTTGTAATATCCAAGTTTCAAGATCAACATCCCAGTAATTTAGAGCTTTTTGACTTGGAGGACAAAGTAAAATATTAGTTCCAGGAGTATGTGGCCAAATTTGTATTCCAGTTTTTTTCAATCTGTCAGTAGGGCAATCACGGCGAATAACACTATTATATTGTAAATTGTTTTTTGTGATCCGATGATATAATTTGCTTTTGCCATGTCCAAAATAACCTGTATCAATATAGTAGAAATCTCTACCGTCTGCTATTGCTTTGTGTATAACTTTTCTTTTTGCAATTCCTCGCACTGCGATTGGCACATCTTTTGGAATATCATCTAACTGTTTGCTTCCTGCAAAAACTCCAACTGATCCATGCAAAAAAGACTCAAGTATTCCATCTGGTTTCTTTGGTGGTTTAATTTTATCAGCCATTGTGTTTTCCTCAACTAATCCAGCATCAATTATTCCATATATATTTGGCTTGCTGAATGACTTTTTAATTATATCATACGGATCTGGGTATTCAGAATTATATAAGTTAGAAGGATCTACTAGCTCTTTGCATATGCCTTTGAAAACCTGTTTGTGTAAGTCGCTCATGCCTAAGTTGTCAAGAGATACTGTAGTAAGTTTTGTAGATTCTTTGTATTCTTCGCAGTATTGATTCCAGATGTCTGAATATTCACAGTCTTGATAGTCTTCAAACCATGGGCCACCTTCGGTATAGTGTATAATACTGGGTTTATTTGTTTTGCTTTCTTTGTACCATCCTACTAACCAGTTCCATTCAGCCCCCACACTTCCAATATCTTTGTCCAGGAGCCAACTGAATCTGTGCAGATATTTTCCAGTTGTTAGAGGGTTGTTTACAAGTTCTTTAGTAACATGCTTATTGGCTTTATGACCACAGTTCCATACTACCATAGAACTCCAATTTTTACGTGGATAAACAGTTTGAACTTGTCCATCCATTTTTATACCTTCTTCAGGAGTATAATCATGATGTACACAGGTAACTGCTTTAGATTTTTTTACCTGTTGTAAAAGCGTTGCAATATCATCTAGCACCAGCATGTCACAATCCATAAAAATTGCAGTGCCTGTAAATTGATTTAGCTCAGGAATAAGAAATCTTGTAAATGTAAATTCGGTACTAGCTAGTTTATCAACGTCACGACTATACCAACCTCGCATTTTTAGTTCATCTTGTTTAAGAAATACAACGTCAACTGGTATGGTTGCATGCTTCAATATACTATATTTGCAAACTTCTGCCGCTATGGATTCACGACTGTCCCAACCAATATAAACTGTGACTGAATCTAATCCCATCTTTCAATATCTTCTTCAGTGAGATTTGCACCTTTCCATACCTCAATAATATGAGCAGGATCGTTGCTATCATTGACACCTTTATGCCAAACATTCTTAGGAATATCAACCGGATTAGGTGGTGAAAGATCTTGGCGTTTTGGATCATCTGGTTCAGCTCTATTGCTTGTTAGCAAGTGTGCTTCACCGCTTACAAGATTCCATGTTTCACTTCGGTTTTTGTGACGTTGCATACTTAGACTGCTATGAGGGTTTATCACAAGTTCTTTTACTGCAAATCCTTCACCCTTGTAAAGTTCTCTATAGTGTCCCCAATCTCTTTCTACTCTTGGAGCTTCCCAATCTTTGAGTATCCAACTGCTTGAATTCTTTTTATTTGTACCACCAACACTAAAAGCAAAACCAACCTTTTTGATACCTGCGTTCTCTTCTAGTGTGGTACCAGGTTTCCTATCACCTCCATTTGCAAAAATAATTTCAGCTTCAGGATTGTATTCACGTATGTCTTGTATAAATTTTACTGCACTATCATCAGCATCATAATCATCATCAAATCCAACTACTTTATCAACCATTAAGAGTTCACTTATAATTGCACCACGTTCTTCGAGTGGCATAAAAAATCTACCTTTTTTACGTTTTAACCAAGCATCACTATTGATACCAACAACCAATGTGTCTCCAAGAGCTTTTGCTGCTTTGAAATATTCAATATGACCACTGTGTATAGGATCAAATCCTCCAGTAACTAGTACTATAGTCTTCTGAGATTCTTCTTCAGCCATTTTTTATTTCTTTCTCTAATTCTTCTTTTCTCATTTTCATCCAATTTATCGCGGTATGAATGTGTCCTGTTGCACTTGGCTGTAAACAACTTTGTGCAAATTTTATTTCATCTTCAAGTACAAAAACACGTTCGATTTTCTGCGATTTGCTACGAGTCATTTCTGTATCTTTCATATTATATACCTACTTTTTAATACCCTTGGTTTCTTTTTACATTCCAAGCAATAGCAGTTTGTAGTCCACCTGGCTTGTTATCGTTTACAACAATACGTTCACCGTGATGAACTCCAAATATTGCACGATCATAACGTAGTCCATGACTGTTGATAAACTTTAATGTTTTGTCTTTTACATCATCATGCCTAGCTGTCATTATAATAATCATATCATCTGGAGGAATCTTTGCCCACATTTCTTTCACTCCAGGCAAAAGTGTATCATTTTCGTATGGATGCTGGTTAACTTCTGCAATGGTACCGTCAACATCAAAAATCCAAGTGTGTCCTAGGTTTTTGCTTAGTTCAAACGGAAACACATCTGCTACTTTTTGTGTAGGGTAATCTGCTCTATCATAGTCAAAATCTTCTATCATAATATTTTTTTTATTCCTCTATTAAGCCAAAAAAGTCCGTTGTAAAAACTACCAATTATACTGTCAATATCGTCTTTAGCATACCCGCTTAACGAGAGCCATATAAGTCCGTGTAGCAATTCTATGTTTACCATATCAGATAACAATTCTTCAAATACGTCTTGTGCTACTCTAGCACAATCAGGTTCGGGCATTAGTATTTCACAAGTGTCATTGTCGATATGCAATTTAAATTTTCGTTGATTGAATGTGTCATACCCACCAACTGCACTATAATAAACCTTCGCAAAGTCATACAACGGATCACCGTAAATTCCAGGTTTATCAAAACTTCCTCTTGGGTCTATAAACCATGCTTTTAGATTTTTATCAATAATAGTATTACTAAAAGTTGGATCGCCATGTATTGGTGTAAAAGTATCTGTTTGCAAAGCACTATTAATTTGGTCCCACCATGGATAATACCGTTCATGAAACAGATTGTAACACTTTACTCCGTTTACAGTAAAACTTTCTCGATTAAAATTTGGTATAACCTGTTGAACACTTTTTACTCTGGTTTGTGTTTTTGAGATGTATACATTAGTAATAGATTGTTCATTTGCAACACGTTCACTTCTACTGTGTAAATCATCTAGTGTATAAATTATGTCACTTAGGATACTGCGTTGTTCTCTTTGTGTCAAGTCATTGATTTCCCAAATATGTTTTCCATGAATACGTTGCATTGTAAATGGATCTGTATCAATCACATCTGGTATACGAGTAAACCCAAGATCTTGTGCATCTTTGTACCAAACAATTTCGTGTTCAATTAAATGTTTATAGTTTGGATCAATTGCTTGTTTGACCACAGTTTTATCAAACATGTCAACTTTATTGAAAAATCTGCTAAGTCCAATTCTGCTATTATTTTCTTCTATACTACTAAAATCACCAAGTTCTTCAAGTTCAGTTGCAAGCACTGTTTCATATTCAAGAATATTTTTACTAAACCACTTCACAAACTCACCACTAGCTGGTGGCATAGTAAACTGTCTACGTTGTGCAAAGTAGAATATACCAGGCACACCAGTGATTTCACTGGTAACTTCTTCTAGGCCTGTTTTTTGCCAACTCCACCTGCAGGTAAAAGCATCAGTAAGATATACAATTGGTCGATCAGCATGATCTGGAAACTGCGGTAGTTCGTTGATGATAAGGTCGCTCCATGTTAATAGTACAGGATCATCTTCAGGAACAAGATTTAATGCCTCATCAATTCCGCTACAAGTGCCTTTTTGATCAGTCTTGATAAGTTTATAATCAACTCCAGGTGGGTCAACTTGCAAATAGTTCTCTAACTGGTCATATAGATAGTCGCCAATAATGATAAATCTAGCAGTAGAAAATTTTTCAAATAGGTGATACAATAGTGGTTTGCCATGCACACTAACCAAACATTTAGGTTTGTTCCATGTATGATGTCTTAATCTACTGCCTCTGCCGCCAGCTTGTACTATAACTGTTAGTGTCATAATTGAACTATTCGATCTGGTAATTGTATTTCATATAGTTTGCGTTTACGCCAATGGTATACACCGTTTGGCATTGCAGGATAATTGTTATACACATGCTGAAAACTCAGATCGTTAAATACAAAACTCTCCAGTTTCCATTTGCCTTTTGCTCGCATGCAGTGAAACACACTGTCAATATTACGTGCAAACAGATATGCTTCCATTTCATCTGCACTTACCTCTACAAGTTCACGCCAGTTGAGATTGGCTCTAAACAGTGCTACTCCAAAAGTCCATGCATCACAGGGTTTTGTATCGCCTTTTCTTATTTGTGTACTATAAAAATCCAAACTAAAACCATCTAGTTTGTTGTCAACCAAATACTGCTCTGCACGGTGTAATTTTTTATTAACAATCTCAAAGTTGTGTGTTAAAAATATGGTATCATCAGCATCAATCATCCAAAAAGCATCAGCATCCTTGCTTTGCTCAAAACCAGTTAGATTAGCAGTTGCCATGTTGCGTTTTGAACTTTTAAGTTGTGTAAGATATTGTACAAGACTTCTGTCACTGCTTATTAGTTTAGACTTTGGGTAATCTACAAAACAACTTTCTAATTTTTTTGATAGATCAGGATTATCGCATAAGATAAATGTTGAATAGTTTTTAAATGTTTCTAACCAGAATCTTAAACATAAAAGTGTATGAGGTACATTGCGATCTATTTTTAAAAAAACATTCACAGTCATTAGGATTTTGACCCAATAGTCCTTCTTATTATATCATCGTGGCTAAACTCTGCCCAGTATAGTTCAAAAGCAACTCCATCTTCAATACCTTCAAACTGATGTATTTTACCAGGTTTTACTTGTGTAAAGTCTCCTGCTTTGAGCACAGTTTCGTCAACTAAGCCTTGTTGTTCTCCGTCTTGCCAAACACGAACAATCATCTTTCCAGATTCTACAAAAAAACCGTTCCATTTATAACAGTGTTCGTGTTCACTGCACTTAAAACCTGCTTTGTATTCAATACGATGAAACTCCAACACTCCGTTTGCGTGTATTAACTCAGTGGAACCCCATATTTTGCCTGCTTTCATTAATGATTCTCCATTACTGTAAGGTTTTTATCTATCCATGGCAGTACTAAATCTCTTTGTCTTAGATGACCAAATTTGGTGATACTTTGAACTACACACTCAGGAAGTAATTGTGTGTCTTCTGCAATGTTATATAAGTTTGTTTTGTTAGGATCCATTGGTTCAACACTGCTTCGATAAACTAGTATGTGTATCCAAGGATCATTGATTTCTTTTCTAAAAAAACCAGATTTACAATCCCAACCATTTACTGATAACATATAGATCAACATAGGCAATGTAAAATTATATTTGTGATTCATTCTAGCATGAAATTCTTGCTTGTTATATTCTATATTAGTGGTTTGTGGAACTGACAACACCAACATTGAATCTGTTGTAGCAATGTGCCACCAATTTTTTAAAGTCTCATACGGATTGGTTTGATATTGTAATACATCATATGCCCACAAAATATCAAAACCTTTTTTTGGTCTTGTGATAGAATTAACATTTTCTCTTTGAAAAACAATGTTATGATGCTTGACGTTTAAGTTTTTGAAGTCATTTACAATTGTACACTTAATATTTAATGGCAATTGTTGTTCATCTCTAGTGGTTGCGTTTGCCCACCATTGTATGTCTAGTGCTTCTGGATCGCTTCCAATACCAGCAACACTTCCAACACTTTCCATAAAATCATCGTAATTATATAGATATTTGATAATATTTTCGTAGCAGTGATCAAATTTTTCTTTTGAACTTGAAAAACTACTGTTCATTGTTATACCTGTACATCTTCCATTCCAGCAGTTCTAAGACGTACAATATGCCCTAACTGCCATTGTTTAGTATCTAAACCCTTCATTATGCCAAGATACTTATTACGCAGTAGAGCAACCTCGTTAATTAATGTTTCAAAGTCAATGACTTCGTCTTCTCCATCAACATACTTTTCTGCATCTCTGCTGGTTAATGCTCGAGCATATCCTTCTAAATATTTTTGGAAATGTTTACGTCTTATTTGTCTTAGTTTAATGTTTAGATAGTTCAGGACTGCTTCAATTTCTTGCAGTTGATTGAATCGATGTTCAGTGAGTCCAGGTAATGCTTTTATGTTTTTTTCAACAAGTCCGCCAACTCTGCACTCACTCTTGGCTATTTCTAACTCATGTTCATAATGAGTAATAAATCCTGGGATCTCAGCAAGATTGTTTGTTACTTTGCTATACCACATATACTAGTACTCGTCGTAGTTAAATTCACCATCATCGTCATACTGATTCAACAGTTCATCTTCTTCCTCTTCTTCAAAATCATCTTCTTCTGCTTCTCCAAGATAATTTGCAATAGCAAGTTTTATTGCACCATCAAATTTAAATGCTTCTCTTAATTCTTCAGCACTATGTTGTCCTATTAAGGCTTCAACAACATGATCCGCTGCCTCGCGAATATCACCTGTGTCGTGCATAAATTGTCGTGTTGCTTTCCATACTAGTGCGGCTAAGTCTAATGACACTATACGTTCTCCTCGTTAAATGTTTCTTCTTCGGCAGGAGCGGCAATTTCTATTACCTCTTCAGCTTCAGGTGTACTTAGCTCTTGTTCTAATTTATTAAAATCTTGCATAACCTTGTCTAAACAACCGTCTTCGTTGCGTTCCCAAGCCTTTCTAAACTGTAATATATCTTCGCCACTGGAAGTTTTGAATGCTAGCCTATTGCCTTGTTTGGTTAATAGTCCTGTTGCTTCAGCTAGATCCACTAATCCACTGTATGGATTCATACCAGTTTCGTATGGAATCTTTACCTGCACTGATTCAAATGGTTTTGCATATCTTGTTTTCATAACCTTACAAGCGGCACGTATGCCTTTAACTTGTGATATCTTGTTGCCATCTTCGTCTTCTTTGAGTTTGAGTTTTCGCATTGCAACAACAATACTTGAAGCATAGATAAAACCTTGTCCGCCAGATATCTTATCATCTGGATCAAACATATCTTGTGATGCATAGGTATGATTGGTACATACCATTCCTACATTGTAACTACCAAACATGTTTACAGTATTACGCACAAGTGCAGTTAGTGCTTTAGGCTTTCTACCCAAGTCACCTTTTAAATCTCCACTATCAAATTGATTAATGTCTGTTGGTGTCAGCAACATACCTAAACTGTCAATAACAAACAATACCTTAGGACGTTCTCCATCGGGCAATGCTTTGTAGTCTTTCATAAATGTTGATACTGTTTTTGCTACGTCATCAATCATGCTCATGCTAAGTTTTAATAACTTGCTTTCATCTGTATCTACACCAAGTGCATGTAACCATGATTCGTCAAGTGCATTCTCACTATCAATTAACACAACAAATATTCCCTGTGCTTGTGCGGCTTTGACAATATTTCCACTTGCAAAATAACTTTTACCTGCACCTGATTCGCCTGCAAATACTGTAACTTTTCCTAGTGGAACTCCTTTGTTAAAGTCGCCTGAAATAAGATAGTTGAGTGCATAGTTGCCTGTACTGATCCAGTCCGTTGGATCGTTAAATCCAATTGACAACCCGTCAATACTTTTTGTAATATCTTTACGAAATTTACTTACGTCAAATGGTTTGCCCACTGTTTTCTCCTTGTTAGTGTAATATATATTATACTATATTGCTTTACGAAAGTCAAATGATTTCTAAAAAGCACTGGTTATTTTGCTTTGCATTTTTATATAGTATACGCCTGTAATTATGTAGATTGTCTTCTAAATTAACTATGTTTGCAACTGGTATTTGTTCTGTGATAGCTGGCACATTTTTATCTTCACACCATTGTAAAAACTCTCTGCTATAAGGTATTGTTTGAGGACGATCAAGATTAACTTGGAACGCCCATTCCAATGTTTCGTAGTTATAGTGATCATTGTTTAATAAATTTGTGTCCCAGTTATGCCATTTATCATAATACTGTCGACCTACAAATGTATATCCAAAACTAAAGTTTACAATATCATTGTTACTTATAAATGTATCCTTAAACGGATTGTCAATTATATTCCATTTTGCATCACTTTTGAATTCAATATTGCGAGTAAAAAGTTTTTCAATTTCGTGAACACTCATGTTGACTTCTTCATACGCATATACAAAACCTAAATGTGCTAGTACATCTGCTAAAATTGGGTGTCGTATCTCATCAGGGTATATATCATGTAGTTTCCAGCCTAATGCAGCCTGAGATTTGTTTTCACTTAGTCTTAATTTATCAATGTCAACAGTTTTTATTTGACTGAAAACCCAATTCTTATGTTGTGTATTCAAAAAGTCTTGGTTAAGATAATCAAGTAAATTTGTATTTTCTGGAAATACCACACCTATTAGGTCGTAAAGTACTTCGTTTGTTTTGCTGAGTGCCCAATGACAATGTGATATGCGTTTGTCAATTTGATTTGCAATTGTATTTGATACTAAAAAATTATTGTAATTCTTTTGGTTTGCTTGTTCTATAAACCAGTGAATTAATTCAGAATTATACTTTGTTTCAAACTCAATAGTATCGTCAGAGTTTTTATAAACTAAGTTAAATCTCATTGTATCTCCTGAAAGAATGAGGGCAAGGAGAAAGGAAAAAAACCTTGCCCTCCTTTGCCGTTAAGATGAAGACTGTCTGCTACGAATCATAGCAAGTATATCTTCGGCTTTCTGTCCACTACCAGAAGGGGAAGCTGGTGTTTGGACTGGTGCAGTTGGAGTTGCACCCATCTCTTCAGGTGTAGCGACCGGAGCAGGAGCCATTGTTTCTGCTACCGGAGTTGGTGCTGGTGCACTAACCTCTACAGGTTGTACTGTTGCTGATGCAGCCGCCGCCATTGCTGGAGCTGTTGCTGTTCCCTCAGGCTTTTGCATACCTGCTGGACGAAAGTATGATCCCCAACGATCAACATCATATGCTTGACCATCTACTGATGCTTCAAACATTTCTTTCATCACTTTTAGTTCTTCTTCACCTGGACGTTTAGGTAGGAAGTCACCTAAATTATATAAACCTTGTTCGTCAATAGACTTGGCTTCTGCTTCTGTAAGTGCAGTTTCTTTCCTTGCCCATTTTGATGTGCTATAGTCAGCATAACCACCTTTGCTAGTTTTACTGATTCTGAAGTCCAAGCCTCTAGCATAATCTGTTGGCAGTTCCTCTAGTTCAGGATCCATCAATGCACTTTTAATAATCTGGAATATCTGTGGTCCAATTATGAAACGTCTGATAGACTTATCTGACTTGTCATCTGCTATAGGATTTTCTCTTACAAATCCTTGCATAATATAACTGCGTTTCTTCCAGTACTTACGACCCATGTCTTCTAAACTTTTATCTTTGAACCATGGACGTACTTCAGTTAGGATTGGACAAGTATCTCCCCACATCTCAACACAAGGAACCTGTACCTGAACACTCTTACTGTCCATCTGTCCTTTGATACCATTGAATGGGAGTTTGATCATTGCACGTTCAATCCAGAAGAACGTGTTGGAATTGTCTGAATCAGGAAGGAAACGTAGAGTTGCACTATCGCCTTCGTTCATATTCCAATGTGGGTAAATTGCGTTATCGCCGCCGCTTGTTTGATTGCCTTGCTTGTTATCTGCCGCTGCAAGGCGAGCTCTTATTTCTGCTAATGAAGCCATTTTCTTCTCCTATTGCCTACGAGTAGCAACTACTACTCTATCATTTGCCTGTTTATGTTTGTCAACAAATAATGCAACTACATTACTTGCACTTTTATTTAGCACAGTAATATCTAAAGGTGAGTTTTTATCTGTGAAAAAGTTAAACATGACTAATAATAGCACATGCACAGGAATAGTCAAAGATTTTGGTTAAGTTTGTTAACCTTTTGCGAGGTAAAGAATTCTTTCTAGCATTGGATCACGTTCTGCTTTGAGTGCTTGTTTGCCAGTGTCAATATCTTCTATCTCTGTCATGTCTTCTGAATCTAAATCGTCCGTTGGTACATTGGTTTTACTGCGTGTAGCATCTTGATCATTTGGATTTACAAAACTGTCTATGCCTTCTTCAACATCTGAACCACCAGCAGTTTTAACAACGTCTTGTCCGCCTAATCCCATTTCTAAACTGCGTTGTTTTCCTGCGGCTGCATCAGCTTGTCCCTGTGCATATCCACTTGCTGGTTCTTCTTGTGTAGGTGATTCTTCAATGCTTTCTTCAACATCAATTTCAACGCCAAGTTCTTGTGCTCTTACCTTCACTAGTTCTCTGCAATCTGCATCTGGGTCTTTATCAGCTAGTTCACCAATGTTATCAAAAAGTTCGTCATCGCCGATTAAACTATAAAGTTGTTCGCTTGCATACTCACCATCTGGTCCACACGGCAATGGTTTTGACATAAGTTCACGTAGTTTTGCTATATCTTCTTCAGTTTCGGGTAATGCCCATGTTCCTTCCATTACTTGGTTGGTCCAGTTTTCAAAAACGTCTGCTTCTCTCATTGTGTTTTCCTTTATTTTTGCCAATATAGGCAATGCTTCTTCTATTCTACTGTCAATTGAACTGTTTACAAATACTTCTCGAACACTTTCAATTGTTTCGTCTAATTCTGTTGCTACTGCTGGATCATATGTAGCAAATATTTCTTTGTATCCACGTTTGCTGATCATCTTCTTGGCTTTGCGTTTTAGATCTGCATAATGCTTTACTGCATCTTCTACTATTCCTAGTGCTTGTTCGTTTTGTGCAAATTGATTACTGCGACTTGCTCTTACAAACTTGCCTAGTGTTTTGATTTCATTTATTGTTTCGCTTATGTGCTGTCCAAATGCATCATATGGTGTGCCACCTTCGCTTACGTGACGTGCCATTGCTTTGGCACCAGCAATGCTTTCAAATGGCATGCGAAATCTTTCACCTTGTGCATTTTCTACAAACAGTGCCGCGATATTTCTAAACCGTTGCTCACCTTCGCCAATGGCACGTGAATGTTGTATAACCACTTTTGCCTTGCCTGGCTGGTTGCTATAGCTCTTGCTTTTGCCTTGAGCTTTCCATGCTTCCATTATTAGACTTTCGTTTATGTCTGCCATGCTGGCCATTTGATACTTTAATTTGTTCATGTTGTTCAAACTGAATGTAAGTAGGTTGCGTTTTGCAGTTTGTCTAAGCATAGCAAGGAAGTCGTACCAATCGCCTTTGTCACCCGGATCCATACCTTTGCCTAGGTTATCACCGTAGTATACTTCTAGGTCATTGTCTCCGTTAACCAACACAACCACTGTGCCATATTCATTTCCGTTGGTACTAAAATTAAATGAAAACAAATCTGCTTCGCTAGGATTTACAGTAGGTTTACCCATACTATCCAAGCTCTTAGGATCAAAGTCTTTGGTTACTAACAAATCATAAATTTGTTGTGATGCTGTGTTTTCTTGTGCCATATACGTATTTATTAAAACATTGCCACAAACGGCATAGGTTCCAAAGTCTCCTCGCTGAAATCTGTAAGGTGTGTATCTAGTTCTTTATGATAACTGGTTAATACTTGTAGCATCCTTATAGCCAAAAGTGTTGACATCACCAAATCATCAGTTTCACCAGGTTTGCCAGCATAACTGGTTCCATGTGCAACAAAATTTTTCAATTCACCAATTAAACTAGGAGAACTAATCGTCATTTTGTTTGTTTCTACAAGAGTTTTAAGTTTTGCACATGCGGCTATCTTGCTTTTGTTTGTGGTGTTAAAACCTTTACGATATCTGCGTCCACTTGCACTGACAACACTACTATCACTGAGGAAATATCCTTCGATGTTTTGTTCACCATATTGTTCTATGCACAACAAAGCTGCCTCGCCTATAGTATTATTTTCAACACTATAATAAACGTTTTGTGGATTTTGCACTGTAGCATTTATTTCTTTGACTATCTCAACCATTATCCGTATTTGGTCTGTGATTGGAGTTTTGTTGTGTCTCCACTCAGCAACTTGTGTTGTTGAATTAGCTTCATAAACCTGAATAGCACTTGGATCGCCGCCAGTGCCAAGACTAGGATCTAATGCAACTACATAGATTCTATCCTTTTGTGGTCGTTTGTACCAACGTACTTGTCCAGTTTTGTACAATGGTTCAAGCAAACCTTCTAAGTCTATTAATTTAGTAGGTGAAATAAGTGTTTCATCTGATATTATAAACTCACAGTCCATTTCACGTCTAAAACGTTCAACGCCAAGTATGTTGCGTTGTTCTTCTGCCCACTCTTCGTCCCTATCAGGATGTTCTCTCCAAAAGGCTCTGTACGCTTTGAATCCATTTATACCAAGTTCTTTTTGATTGCCAAACTCATCTTCTGTTTTGTTGGCACCTTTCCAGATAAATGCAAACTGATCCTCATCACTGTTTGGTGTGCTTGTAATAATAGCACCACCACCTGTGGATAGTGTAGGTGAGATTGATGTCCAAAATTCTCTAGCTATAGTTGGCCTCACAAAAGCAAACTCATCACAGTATAGTAGTGTAATACTCATACCTCGTCCTGTGTTTTCAGTCGTGGTTTGAGCTACTATTCGACTTCCGTTGTCAAATTCTATTGAACCTTTGTTATAACTTGTTACACCTGCACGTATATGATCAGGACATGCTTCGTAACTGTATCTTACACGTTGCATGATTTCTTGTGCACCTGCGTATTTGTGTGCGGCAACAAGTATTGTACTATCAGGCTTAAACATAGCATACCATAACAAATATCCTGCGGCACTTGTGCTTTTACCAGTTTGCCTTGGCATCATTGATATGCTAAATCTATAATTATGATATGTATCTATAAGTCTTTTTTGAAAATCCCAAGGATCGTATTGCAATTTTCCTTGCACAGGATGTTGAATAAAGAAAAAATTACGCATAAAGTATTGTGGCCCAGTATCAGGATCAGCACAACGCATAAAGTCGTTAAGTTGTTGTTCGGTAAATTCTTGTTTTTTGTAAGGAGTTTTGACTAATACCCCATCTTCTTGTCTGGCTACCATACTAGTACTTATAATGCTTGGGCAATCTCTGGCCACAGTTTTTCAAACTTGCCTTTTTGATCAGGATGCCATTCTGTTTCTACTTTTTCTGTAAATTCAATAAATTCTTTGCTACGTGTAATATTATCTGGCGGCAATAGTTCTTTTATACCATGCGAAGTAGCTTCTCCATTATTTCCTTTAATAAGTTGTTGTTCGATCCCAGATAAAAAATCTAATTCACGGTTTGTAGAAGGTCTGTTTGATCCAAAATGTAATTTCCTGTATCGATTGATTTCATCCAGTGCTAATTGTCTTATCTGTTCATTGTGTTGACTTGGATCAAGATGGTCTCCCCATACAACCTGCCAGGTTATAGATAAGTTATGTTTAAGTGCATATGCTTTTAGTTCGCAAATTTTTGTGCAATTGTATAGATTATAAACTGCATGTATTCCTCCACCGTGTGATGAATTTCTTATTTTATTTGCAATAGTGGTTACATTTTTATCCATTTGTTTCCAAGAACTTCCCCACCTTACGTATTCAAATCTTTCTCCAATATTATCAAAACTCATACTCCAACCAACATGATCTCTTGCAAGTAACTTTTTTGGTACTGGAAATTGATCAAAATCTACAGTACAATTTGTTATTAGTGTGACTTTAACATCAGCAGGCAAAATGTCTAAAAGTCTGTCATTTTCCTTCATCATTAACGGTTCGCCACCAACCATTGCAACTTCTTTTACAAAATCTTTGTGTTTGGTGATATAATCAATAACCTGTTGCTCTTGCTTGTTAATTGTGTGATTATTACTTTTTCCAATTATACTTGCCCATTTGGTACTAAAAACTGAACTACAGTAGGTACATGCTAAATTACAAGTGTTATTCCAACGTACATCAATCAATGCGGGCTTATGTTCGTCGAGATTGGCATTAGCAATGTCAAAATCCTCGCTTACGCCGTTGTGCCAATGTCTTTCGCTTTCGCCTGTAATGTTTTCACGACGTATACAACCGTCGCAGTATTTTTCGTGCAATACTCCATTACGGATTGATTTTTTTATTTCTTGAAGTGTTTCGCTTTGTAAAATTGATTCAATCGATCCGTCATCATGCTTTCCTAACATGTTTGGATTGCCTGCACAACAGGTTTTAACCTGTCCTTCAAAATTTAAATGTAGACTACGCCACGGAGCCGCACAGTATTTTTTCTCTTGTTCCATAATTTTACTTATAGTCAATGTCAAGGTACACTAAGTTAAATACAAATATGAGTAGTACCTTAGTATTAGCCCCTGATTATAGTCCAGTCAGTTACCTACCTTTGTCAACTGTAAACTGGCAAACTGCAATAAAACTGTTTTTCATTAACAAAGTTACAGTTTTGGAATGGTACGAAGATTGGATAATTCATAGTGCAAAGTTAGACATGCGTGTTCCAGCAGTTATTGTGGCTAAGCGTGGCTACAAACGTAACAGTTTTGGCATGCGTTTTTCAAGAGAAAATTTATATCTACGTGACTTGTACAGTTGCCAATACTGTGCAGAAACAATAAGTGGAAAAGAACTTACCATAGATCATGTAATTCCAGTTAGTCAAGGAGGAAAAACAACCTGGGAAAACAGTGTTACATGTTGTAGAAGTTGCAACACTACAAAAGGAAATAAACTATGGAAACCCAGGCGAAAACCAGTAGCACCAGACTATTGGCGACTAGTGAATAGGATACAGAATGTTCACATGCACATAGCACACGAAAGTTGGCAACAGTACTTAGGTGTGAAAAATGTAACAGTTACTCGTCGATCCGCTTAGGCTCGACATTTTTTATGACTTGTTTAGATGTTTTTTTGTACTCTAATGGTAAAGGTGCAACTCTAGGTTTTGGTTTTGGCGGTGGAGTATGTAGGCCTCCAAATTTGATACCTGTGATCATGTTACAACGCCATCTTCAAGTAACTTAACTCGATTGGCTAGGTGTGCTTTTTGTACGTCGTCTTTGTTCTGTCCATGATAAGGTACTGCGTGTCCTTCACTTACAAGAATCTTAGTAAGCATACTCCATGAGTCAGTGGCACTGTCGTACACACTAAAGTCGCCTAAGATACGTCCAAACTTGCCTTTCATATCTTCGCCGTTTTTGTTTATTTGTGTTTTGAGAACGCAGGTTTTCCCTAGTAGTTGTTTTACTCTTGCCTTGGCAGCAAGTCCAAACTTTTTTTCTTCTTTGTCTCTTGTTCTTGATTCTGGTGTGTCTATGCCCGCAATACGCACACGCTCATCAGATAGCACTATACCAAATCCTAAGTCGATATCTACATCAACTGTGTCGCCATCCACAACTTTTACGATTGTTGCTCTATATTCATACAT